GTTTGACAGAGCTACACATCGATCAGATGTGTTCAAACAACTTTTTAAAAGTGTTTAAAGACCGGGATTTGTTGGTTCCCGATCCCATCAGTGTAGCTGACGAGGACAAACCTCTGACCCATGCCCTTCGTACTGTTCTAAATCCGACCGCGCTAAACCTTCTGGAGGATGCGCAGCTTTGGTTGGACTTGGGCAACATGGGGCTCCTGGATAGCTCCTTGGCTACCGGGAGGGATCAGGATGAGATCTATATTCACCAGGTTCGCGCCAGGAAGATTGTCGATGTTCTTTACGACTTTGTTTTTATCTTCTTTGGTGACACTGACTGGGTGGATTGCGATCGAGTTCTGGTCTGGTGGACCGTTCTAGATCTGCTCGATCTGAGCATTGCCAACCTGAAATACCACACACTGTGGCTCTCAGGTCGCTGCCGAAAAGTGCTTCCTAAGCGCACCCCGTCCGTCCTTGGCAAGGACGGTTGGCTTGGTTCTAACGAGCTTCGCCGACGTTTGATCCAGAAGCTGGATAAGCGGTCTAATAAAACGAAGGTGCTTGTGGAGACACTCCTCATGGGCGTAAAGAGGGGTTTTCCCTCGATGCGTGAGGCCGAGGTCGATAAGGAAATGGACAAGTTCATTAAAGAAATGAGCAGTCCATCGGCTACGGATAAACGGAAGCCGAGGCGTTTTGAGTACCTCGAAGATGAGGTGCGGCGCACGGCGGCTGAGGTGGCACAGTGGAGGACTTTGGAACCGGAAATCCGTCCTGGATACCGCTTCTCGAATCGTGCAGGACTGCTCGCTCCGATTGCTTTGGGGGGGGTCGAGGGTGATCTCTTTCGTAAGAGATTTATCAAGTACCCCGTGATGGTTTTTTCAGAGGAGTTTATTGGCTTCTCGACCATCGCCGAGCGGTTCTCGCAGCCCAAGGAGGTGCGGGAGTGGATCTACCCCTATCAAGAACTTTGGAGCGATGCTTATAACCGCTTCCGAGAGGTGGATCCTGGCTATTGTTGGACCGTTCAGCTTGCTCCTATTTATGAGCCGCTGAAGGTTCGTCTGATCACGAAAGGCGAACCTGATCTTTACAGTCTACTTAAGCCTTTTCAGGACGTGATGTGGAAGAGCCTTGGCCAGTTTGGCGTCTTTCGGCTCACTGGGGAGGAAGTCTGTTTTGACACTATAAGCGCTACTCTTAGCCGATTGGCGACTGAGTACCCACACTGGAAAAAGTTCTGTTCCGGTGATTATAAGGGAGCGACCAACTCGATTAATTTAAAGTTGACTCGCGCTGTGTACCAGACTCTCTTCTCTTTAGAGCATCACCTTTTGCTGGAGAAGGCCTTAGGGCCCCAGTACATCGTAAAGCCCGGGGGCTGCCCCCACATGGCTCGCCTATCAGGCGAAGGCGGAATGCAGGCAATTGGACAGTTGATGGGTTCTCCACCAAGTTTTCCAGTGCTTTGTATCATAAACGCAGCCGTGGGTCGTGCCGCTTATGAGCGCGCGACTCATCGAACATTCCGTCTAGATGAGCTACCGATGTTGGTGAATGGAGACGATTTTGCCGCACGTATGGACGATCAGATCTATGCGGAGTGGGTAAAGCTGGTCGGGACAGTTGGGTGGGAACTTTCTCCAGGGAAGTCTTTCTTCAGTGGTGAGTTTGTACAGATTAACTCAACTACTTACTACGTGAACGAAGATCTCTCCGATGAGGGCCAATTTGACGTTAGGTTCGATTATTCGCCAACGCCATTTGTGAATTTTGGCTATCTTCATCAAATGGGAAAAGGGGTCGAGCAGTGTAATGACTACGACCCGATGACACTCGACTTGGACCAACGGTATGCCGAAGAGGCGATGGAGACGCTCCCTGAACCCTTCCGTTCTCGGAGTCTTGAGGTTCTCTACCGCCGGTTGAGGTTGGCAGGAGCCGCTTTACATGCAGCTGGTCGCGCTCCGCGACCGTTGCTCTTGGATGTTCCACCCAGTTTGGGTGGCTTTGGCCTGTACAGGAAAGAGGGACCGCTCACATATGCTGAACATTTGCATTGTGATTTCTTTTCGAGGTATGATCTTCCTCGTAAAGTTAGTAGTCCTGTTGACTTCTTGCCAGGTCCCGATCAGGGAACAAAGTTTGAGCAGAGGGAGCTAAAGCTGTATCGTGAACAGCTCGACCGTGAATCGAAGATTTACCAGCGTGGTCCTCAAAGGAACTACTGGAAGGAGATCTTCCCTCACAAAGAAACGGTCGTGGGCCCGAGGAAAATCCATGAGAAGAACATCATGGAACGCCATGCGTGGAGGACGCAGAGGTCAGGTGAGGCGATTACGCTAACGAACGAAACTTCCTAAAGTGGTTCGATTCTTG